TACTATGATGTGTATTCTAACTTTGCTCACTACAAGGTAAAGTTGGAGAATGTTCTTCGCACTTACGCACAAGACAACAGTGCTTCGGCAGAGTTGTTTGTTGAACTTGCTAACGAGATGGACATTGCTCTTGAAAATGTAAAAGAGTTTGAGATTGTTGGTCGTTGGAGAGTTTCTGTGTCTGCTCCGTTTGGTGAAGAGATTGAACTAAGCGAGTATGACGTAGACATAACTCTAAACGACATTGGCGGAACTGACTTTGAAGTAGACGACACCGACATTTCGATAGAAGAGATTTAGCAGGGGACGCTAACATCCTGGCCATGATGTAAAACTGGCCCCCTTTGGGGCCTAGGCACAAACCTGAGCTCTTGTCAAGGTTTACGAAGATCGATCTTTTTCCCCCAAAATGACGGCGTGTCGCTACACTACAATGTCGTACCCCTCCTGTATAATAGACGAGTACCAGAAAACAAGATGAAAAAAAGATAAAAAATAATTGAGAAAATGCTTGACTTTCACTTGATTTTATGGGACAATAGAGTATCAGTAATTCCGCTGGTATAGAAAATCGAAGCAAAGGAGTTCGTATGTCGAACATCACCGCACCACAGGTTGGCTCACCATTCACTACCGCAGTATCTAAGGTATCGGGTATTGTTCAGGAAGTTGTAGCAAACAAGAACGGAACATTCCGTGTTCGTCTTGATGTTGCTGGTCAGCCACGCTGGACAACTATCAAGTAATCCCTTTCGGGTAATCCTGAGTATGATGAAAAACTGCTCACCACTCAATGTCTTACCCCCCTGCTATAATGGACACATAACAAATCAACCCTAAAAGAAAGAAGATAAAAATGGCAAGAGCACTCGCCGTAAAAGTTCCAACCGCATCTCTAATCGCATTGGTCGAAGAGAAGATTGCTACTATCAAGGCACAGGTTGCGTCTTACCCTGCTGATGTAAAGCAGTATGAGACAGACTACGCTAACTACCAGAAGTCATTGGTATCATTGGCAATCAAGGCACTCACCGAAAACCCTGAGTTGATTGGTGATGGCTACGAGAAGCCAATTCGTGTTTCACTTGGATACAGCGGAAGCGTTGATGTTCGCCTTGACGCAACCGCACTCGGTTTCCCTACCGCACCAACTAAGCCAAGCGACCCAAACTCGTCTCGCTCATTTGGTCGTGAATACGCAAAGCCATTGGAGATGTTGGAGAAGACCTTGCGTGTTCTAAAAATGACCGCACAGGAAGAAGTAAATGCTTCTACCTACTCGTCTGTAATGGACTTGCTATAAACCATTGGCGTAAGCCATAACACCTGAGCAAGTGTCTAAAAGGCTCACCACTCACCAAAGTCTGGTGATGAAGTTGTTAGTTGATAAATAGAACTATCAAGAACCCCTACTGCTAGCGGTGGGGGTTTTCTTCTGCCTGGTGGGGATCGATCGGGCCTAGGCCCACCCCTCTGACATTGATTAAGATCTAAATTACGAACTGGCCAAAATGTTTCCCAAAATGTATTGACTTTGTCGGTGGTGTCCTGTAAAATAGTCTTATTGGAAATCCCTACTAAGAGAAAGAAACAAATGGCTCACGAATTAGAAATAAACGAAGCAACAGGCGAAGCGTCTTTCGCTTCTCTACGCCAACCTGCTTGGCACAATCTTGGAACTGTATTTCAAGATGAAGTAAACACCCAACAGATGTTGGAACTTGCACACCTTGATAACTGGAATGTTCGCCTTGAAGATGTCGCAATCCCTGACGGTTTTTCAAGCGACAAGTCTTACTCATTCGTATCACGCACTAACCCATTCAACGCAGACCAGACCGATGTTCTTGGAATTGTTGGTGAGCGTTATGTGCCATTGCAGAATGAAGAACTATTTTCATTCGGTGATAACATTCTTGACGGCGGTGGTCGTTGGGAAACTGCTGGTTCTATCAAGGGTGGTCGTGTAGTGTTTGGTTCGATTGCATTGCAAGACAGCATTACTCTTGACCCGAATGGTCGTGCAGACAAGATTGATAACTACCTGCTAATCAACACAAGCCACGATGGTTCGATTGCAATTCAGGCAAGCATTACACCTGTTCGTGTTGTATGTGCAAACACTCTCAACCTTGCACTATCATCATTCAAGGGTAAGAACGCAGCGAAGCAATCTTTCAAGATTAGACACACACAGACAGCCGAAGGAAAAATTGCGGTTGCTCGTGAAGCACTAGGTCTTGCTCACAAATACATTGACGAGTTTTCTCTCATTGCAAACAAGATGATTGAAACTGAAATCACAGACGCTCAGTTTGCAAAGATTGTTGAACTCGCTTACCCTGCACCAGAGAAAGACGCTAAGGGTTCAATCAAGAAGCACACAGGCAAGATTGATTTGTTGCACGACATTTATGTTGGACAATACAACAACACAATCAGCGGAACTGCTTGGGGTGCGTTCAATGCACTAACAGAGCGTCTTGATTGGTATCGCAATGCTCGTGGTGGAAACAACGAAAGCATTTATGCAAGTGCAAGTGGCTTTGACCCTGTAATCAACGCAGAGAAAAACCGCTTGATGAAAATTGTGCAAAGCGTAATGGCATAATTCGAATAGCGATTAGCCCTCACTGTAAAAGGTGGGGGCTTTTTGCTGCTTGACAAAAGCTGATCGATGGGCCTAGGCCAATCTTACATAATGTTATTAATCTTATTTATTCTATTACGATGCAAAGATCTTTTTTCCCGAATATTTACAATGTCAGTGGGGGTCTGTATAATAGAGGCTATGAAGAAAACTAATGAAGAGATTATCGCATACTTGATTGCTGATATCCAAGATATGATACCCCGACAAATCGAACACGATGGCGACAGCGATGGCTTTGGAGATTATCTACAAGGCTGTATCGAACGAAGCCAATCTGTCCTAAGAATGCTTGGTGTTCCAAGCAACCAAATCCCTACTATCTATGGAGTTGATGAACTTGACTAACAAGACTATTTACAAATGTAATACCTGCGACCTTACCAGCGATAATCCAGCAGACGCATTGTTGGAATTCTTTGGCTGCCTTGATTGTGCCAATGTCAGTGGGTAGTCCTATAATGGACACTATGATATGCACACACGAACACTTAGAATGCCCCAACCATGAGGGCAGTTTCGATTGTAATTCATTCTGTTCAATCTGTGAGGGCAATGGCGAGTATTGTCCCGATGGTTGTGAGATGCAATACAACGAAGACACAGGCGACATTGTTTATATAAAGGAGAATAATGGCTAAGAGATACACAGCAACAATCAGTTACACAATCTACCCTGACGAGAATGGGTTGCTTGAGTCAGACTTCGACATACTTGACGAAGATGAACTAGAAGACAACCACCGAACACCTGACGAACTAATTCGTTTTGTCAAGGAAGAGTTCTATGAGATGCTTACAGATGGCACTATGCGTTTTTGGGATTGGATAGACGTGGAGGTAGAGGATGCTTGATGAATACCGCAGACTGATCGAACTTATCGTGTCAGAGGGTCTTGATACAATTGAATCACTAACAGACGAACAACTAAGAGAGGCAATGAACAATGAATAACTATGTAAATGAAGATGTAATCGCAGAATACATTGAGGAATACAAGGGACTAGAGACTGCTATCGCTACCCTTGAGGAACGCCAGGCCACAATTGACCTGATACTACGCAACGAGCACAACTTCGTTATTGGCAAAGACCGCCTAATCAATGTCGGTGGGTAAGGATACAATAGACACTATGAATGAACTAATAGAGAAAATCAAAGAAGCAAGAATTGCTTGGCAGGAAATCGCACAACTAGAAGCAGACGAAGGCTATTCAGACGCTATCCTATCCATTGAGCGTGGCGAGGCAGAGGGTTATTACTTTGGCTTGAAGTCTGCTTATGTAATTCTAAATGGACACGAACCAGACTTGGACATCCACGAAGATGAAGAGTAAAAGGATTGCTAAGTATGCTGGTATGGCAAGTGCCGAACTACATACCGAGTGGATGAACCTAGACGGCAATGTAGATGAATGGTATGTCAAGGACATAATGTCAGAGGTCATTGATAAACTAGACAGAATAGAAGCAATGGCAAATGACAATTGGGTCAAGAGAATAATCAGGAAGAGGAAATACAAGTGAACATAGATAAACTAACACCTGAGATGTGGAATGTTATTCGCACTTGGGAATACGACACACTAATGAACGCATCAAGAATGTTCCAGCCACTAGAAGAGGATGAAGAATGGCTACAGTAGCAAGTTTGATTGACCAACTACAGCGTCATCACAAACCAGACGAGCCAATTATCTTTCAGTATATGGTTAGTGATTACACCTCATATGCACCAGAAGACTTTGCAGAGATAACTAACTATCTTATGGGTAATGACCAGTTTGGACAGGACTCAGCAGAACTGTTCATTGGTTGGATGTCGGAGGCATTCGATATAATTGTAGAACTAGAAGAAGAGGAAGAGGAATAATGGCACAATACTATGTTGAGGTTCGTGTGGACTTCTCTGGCTACCTTGAAGCAAACAGCGAGGATGAAGCAGAGCAAATGGCATTCTCCGCTTGGGGAGAGGAACTTGGCTATGACGGAGTTTACTCTGTTGATGTCGAAGCGGTAATGGAAGATGAAGAGGAAGAAGAAGATGCCTAAGTATCTAGTTAGCAGAATTGTTGTCGAAGATTGGTCAGTAGAGATTGAGGCAGACAACGAGGACGAGGTCTACGACATTCTCGCAGAGGGTGTTGAGTGGGAATTCATTGAGAGCAACGAGGAATGGGAAGTAGAGGAGAAGAATGCCTAAGTATACTTTTTGGCACAACGTTGAGGAAACTTGGAAAGCAAGTTTTACAGCAGACAGTTTGGAACACGCACAGCAACTACTAGAGTCAGCAGAAGATGGCGACATCAACCTATCTGATTTGCCTGACTATGACGAACGCAACAAGGGTATTGATTTGAACATTGATATCACAAGTTTAGAGGAGAACTAATGGACGAGCAAGCACAAGAGATTCGTGAAGCGTTGGAAGACTACTACGCAAACCCCGAGCAGTATTCATTTGCTGACTTTGAGGAAATCTTCCAAGACCGAGACCCAATCGAATTCCTATAGACAGGGATCCCCGAAAGGGGCCTGGGGTCACTTTACATAAGACTATTAAACATAAAAAATCTATTACGATGGTATTGACTTTTTTCCCGAATTGTGGGATAATTGATGTAACCTAAAAGAAAGAACCCTAATGCAAGTATATGCAGACAAGAAACCTAAAGTATCTGAAGTAACATCATGGACACGCTTCTTTCATCAGAGTGGTATCTCTGTCTATGAGGCTGATAACTTCTATGACTACTACAAAGTGGTACCGTCCAATGGTAAGGCCAAGTACTTCTTTGGCGAAGCAGCATGGATGAATGCCCAACGTTATGCAGTGGACCTGATCGGCATGGCAGGGTACAACGTATTTAGAAATTAGCATTACGAACCTATTGACAAATTCCCCAGTTTTTGAGATAATTATATATAACCCTAACAGAAAGGCCCATAATGGGAACACGCAACCTCACTAAAGTAATTGATAAAGACGGAACACTACGAGTAGCACAATACGGACAATGGGATGGTTATCCAACCTATTCAGGAACACGAATGCTAGACTTCATTGCAGAGCCTACTATGCTAAACAAGATTGAGAAGTCATTGGCTAAGTGCCGTTTCATTGAGCAGGCAGAGTTAGACCAGATGTGGTTTAGATTTCAAGAGGTCACTAAGTGGGCAGAGGCTCGTGAAGAGTATCAGGGCTTTCACATTATCTACCCAAGCCTTTCTCGTGACACAGGCGTAGACATTCTCAAGGTAATTGTTTATTCTAATGAAGATGTTGCACTATCAGACGAGAGTTCATTCGAAAAGGATGGTCTATTCTGCGAAGGTGTATACACCCTAAACTATCAGACACGTGAGTTTATCTCTTGGTTCAATGGTGACACGATCACTTTTAGTCTTGACCAACTTCCTAGCGAAGAGACTTATCTAAATGCTTGGAAAGCCTTGACACCTACCGCCTAATTTGGTAAAATTGATACAACCCTAAAAGAAAGTAGAGCAATGACCGATAACATTTACTCAGACCAAATGCCTAACACTTATGGCGACGGCTACTATGACTGCCTTGCTTTTGTCGCAGACATTGTCGCAGTAATGCAAGATGACCCCAAGTTTGACCAAGCAACCCTTGACGAACTTATTGACCGCATAAACGGATAGGAAACCCCAATGTCTAAATTCATGACCTATGATTACTGGGTAGATAACTTCAAGCCAATGCCTAATCATCTACTTGATGATGGCGATACACTTCACTACGAAACCTATGGTGAAGAAGTTGAGTATGTCAAACTACAAGACAACCACCACATTTGGACAGAGGTAGATGGCGACTATGGAACCTACATTGTTGCTGGTTGGCACTTTGTCAATCGTATCTCTTACTACATTACTGAGAAACCGTGGGATGACGAGTGGACAGAAATTCCTACTTGGTGCTATCGTGAGGCCGAAGAGGATGAAGATGCTGATAATGACGAAGACCCTGACTTCCGCACTACCAACATTCCTATCGACACAGTCGAAGACCTAAAAGCAATCTACGGAGAGGACGCAAACATTGTTGGCTAAGAAGTTTACATTGCTTATTGACGAACAGTGGCTTGACTTTCTAGTTGAGCGTGGCCTCAATCAGATAGAAGGTGGAGAGGTATTCCAACTGCTAGACGAAGAAGACGTAGACCTATGCGATGACTGCCAAGTCTATCTAACTAAGGATGACGGTGAGGTAATCATGGATTGCTACCGTTGCCCCGACCAGAAAGAGTTTTGCCTGAACTGCTGTGGTTGCCCTGAGCACGAGGGCGGAGGGTACTACTAATGGATAACGTAAAGTACGCAGAGTATGACCTTAACCTGTTCCTGCCAGACCACGATGTAGAGGAGCAGTATGACGTATACACAGTACAGCCTTCAGCATACGTCGAATATGAAGACGGCAGGACCACACGTTACTATCTCAAATCGATCGTGCTGGACCTTGCAGAGACTCGCATGTTAAAGCCAGACTTCTCTACAGACTTTTGGGGTAGCGATTTCTTTATAAGTGCAGAATCATTTCAGAACATAGCCAAGAGCATTCCACCAAGGCTTACTGAGTTTATTAATGATTTGCCACAGATAGGCACCCAAGCCATGTATGACAGGGTAGATAGTGTTGGAGGCCACATAGAGGTACCAGACTTCTCTCGTTGAGATTACTCCGAGAGAACGTAGTACGGAAATAGGTGAGGGGTTGCCTATCGTACTACACAGGGGGAGGTCAGTAGTTTCTTTCTTGCTATTGACTTCCCCCCACGTTTTTGATACAATTGGAAAGTATAACTGAAAAGAGAATACAATGAGAAGAAACATAACTACACAAGAACAAAAGATAGCACAACAATTATCAAAGATAGTCGCAGATGTTCGATTGGATTTAGACTTGGTTGGTTTGTATTTAGCAAAGTATAGTCCCAATGTAGCATACAGACGATTACAGATTATAGTTGAGAGTGCGGAACAAGAAAAGGAAAATCAGAGATGAACGAACTGCCTAAGACAAGTTTAGATGCAAAGGCAGCAATCCTATCTGACCTATGGATAACATATAAAAAGGATAGTCAGTTCGAAGACTTCATTGAGTATAATGATGTCGGGCTTCCTTTGGCATTCCTGTATACAGAGGGTCTAGTAGAAATCAAGAATGCTGGTTCGATGTTTATCGAAGAGACATTTGAGATACTATTGTCTACACTCGGTATAGAAGATACAGGGTTCGAAACACTAGATGATGTCTTAGGTTCTAGTTTAGAGTAACAAGCACAGATCTTCCTGGTTGACACTGGGAGGATCTTGTGCCTAGGCCACCTATTAGATATCAATTCCATTTTACCAAATACATTACGATCTGTCAAGCTTTTTTCCCAAAAAGTTATTACGAACCCTATCAAAATTTTCCCAGAATGTATAACAGATATATAACAAACAACCTTATTTGACATATATAGACATTACGAACCCTTTCCAAAAAATCCCAGAAAGTTTTGATCAAGATGTATTGTGTATATAGCTATAGAGGTATTACGAACCCTTATTAAATACCCCCAGCCGAAGGCTGCTGGCAAGGCCAGGGTATAAGAAAGTCCACACAATATACCAATTCCCCCTAGTATAAATACAAACACATCTTTTGATAAAAAAGATATATGTTTATATAAATAAGATTACGATATGATCAAATTTTTCCCAAAAAGTTATATGTTTTATATAAAAAAATACTTGACAAATTGGGGATATTATGCATACTTGACATATGGAGATATGTGTGATATGGAGGATATGTGGTATTTGGGGATAGGGGATTTGGGAAAAATGATTACGAGGCTTAAGATTGATGTGCTCTATTACCCATACAAACCTATACTTATCCACAGCCTGTTAATAACTTTTATATCCAGTAAGATTTATCTGTGGATAACTAGGTCAAATCTGTGTATAACTATGTGTATTTTTGGGGGTATATCCCTATAGTTCGCCTATGTCTAGATGGTCTTCATCTGTGGATAACTCATCTTCATCAGACACGATCCACTCTTTCATTGCTTCCATCAGGTGTGCTTCTCTGTAGTATTGGTCAAGGATATCCTGTCCCTTTACTTCATAGGTCATATCCTCATATGTGAGTACATAGGTTCTATCTGGAAAAATCATATATCTATACTTATCTGTCATATACTAATTATATCTTATACTAGGGATTACGGAGCACACTTTAAATTCCCCGAAATTTTATGGCTTGTTTCTGTCGTCTTTGTTCCAGACGAAGATCAAGTACACAAACGTAGCCAGATAGGTAACTGCTACTACATAGGATATAGCCTGTATTGGATTCATCGTTCCTCCTTAATAAGTGCGATAAGTGACCCTAGTGCTGCAGTAGGCATTTTATCGCAGTAAACATTGTGGCAATCGCATCCTTGTTCTTCTAGCAGTTTGATAATGCGTTGTTCAGCCTTGTCAATCCAGTTACAAATGCAGTGGTCTTTGTCATACTCCCACTTTTCATTACATTCAGGCTTGTGGTTCACTTGTTCTCTCCCTTGATAAGAGCGATTAGTTCTTCAAGTTCTTGGTCGGTTTCCCACCAGACTTCTAGCAGTTTTACGATACGATCTTGCTCTGCCTGTACCATGGCCTCAATGTATTCACTAAGCCAGATAGTTGTTGTTCCATCTGGTAGTTCGTATACTATCTTTGGTTCTGGCTTTGCACCTTTGAAGATACTGTAGCCTGGATCTCTTGGCTCCATTAGTCTTTCTTCCTGTATACCGCTTTTTTAGCCAACCACTTCTCAGTCCATCCAAACAGCAGACCCATCACGAAGACAACTGAACCAATACCCATAAGGGTTACGAACAGTTGGAAAGCCATTGGATTAGATAGTAGCCAGTATAGGAATAGGATAAGCATACCTGCTAGGCCAATACCGATAGCCACTAGGCTAACATAATAAACTACCTTGGCAATGATTAGTTTGGTTTCATTCACCATTTGAGACATCTTTGAACCCATCTGGTAGATTGTCTGTGTTATACTGCTCTTTGTCCATTTCATCTGTTCTCCTTAATAATAGAAATGAGCGATTCAATAGGATTGTCGTAATCCCATTCGCCTGGATAGTCGTAGATATTCTCTAGTAGTTTGATAATGCGTTCACGTTCCTGTGCCCTGGCGATCTCTACAAAGTGGTTGATGGCTAGGACATCTTGCTTGCTAAAGGACGAGTCCAATACGAGCATGTCGCTCTCTACTTTAATCATGCGTTCTCCTTGTGTGTTACCCAGTAGTACTGGCATCTGTCGCAGCATGGCTTGTTGTTCTTAGAGATTACGGCTTCCTGAAAATCGAAGTACTGCTCTGGATCTTTGCGATATAGGTTGGCCTTGTGTGTAGTTGTCACACGTGCCATAACCTTCTTGTCGTCCATCCAGAAAGGCATACCATAGCCCCAATCCTTGTATGCACGTTCATTGAGTTCGTTGAGATTACGAAGGTTGTTTTCTGTCTTGATGCCACGCTTGTTGGCTTCTTCAATCATAACCATAGCATACTGGAATAGGCCCATCTCAAAGCCCTTCCACATCTTGACAGCAGGGTGGTTACGCCATCCAGCTTTAGGGTCGTTCGATGATAGAACCTTGAGGATCTGGTAGCATTCTAGGATTTGCTTGTTAAGTCGCTTGTTGTCCAATGCCTGTGCAGTGTGGTAGAAAGACTTGTATGGAAGAAAAGTTTGCATGTTTGTCCTTTGTTTAACGGAAACTTTATATACTAATTATACTCTTAGACGAGTGAATTGTCAAGCCATTGGCTCAGAAGATCTTGCATCTGTAGTGAGTTTAGCTGTTCAAATTCCTCTACAAGATCGGGTGCAATGTTATCCCTAAGCAGTTCCATAGTCTTCTTCATCTGGATTGCTGGGTTATTGGTTGCGGATACAGACATTACAAGCATGGCAGGAAGTGTCTGGAGATATGGGACGATGGCAGAAAAGCCTTCGGTTTTAATTTCTACAAGCATTATGCTCCTTATTGTGGGATATGTATTAAGTATACAGGAGAATAGGCCTTGTGTCAAGGCTTTGGTTCTCTTATTTACCGCCGAGCTTTTACGCCCGAACTTTATTACGATATGTTGGAAATTGCCCTATCAAGACCATTAGAGATCTCAAAGTTTTGTGCACAGAGTTCGTGCTCACACTTGCCATCAGCATTAAAATCATCACAGATCTTTCCCGACAGAAGCTTGCTCATTGTTACGAGTGCTGCCTTGTAGCCCTTGTTATACTCTGTCTGCCCCCACTGTTCGAAGTCAGACAGTTTCATGTTAGCAATATTATTAAAGTCCATTAGCTTTCACTGAACCCTTCCCATGTATCATCTTTGGTATTCTTGTGCTTTTCAAGCATGGGAATAATATCCCTAACCTGCAAAGGCTCTTCTCTGGTCCAGTCAATAGACTCTATGTTGTGGTTCAATACAGATAGTATCTCGTTGTAGGCTTCTTTCTTGCCTGATTCTAGCCCATGGTCGTAGCCAAGGTCATAGGCAGACTGCACTAGGCGTTGCTGCTTTTGAACCACTCGTTTAAAAAATTGAACCATTAGTCAATTATACCTGTTGGTGACCTGTTTGTCAATCTATTCTGGGAACTTCTTCATCCAAGATTTAGTTGATTCGGTAAGTCCATGCCAAGCAGACCAGTTCTTCCCACCATCAGACATTTTAAAAGCAATCTTGGCATTGATATATGGGTTGAATAGGTCTTTGTTGCTGTCTAGATTGAACTGCTTTAGTCTAGCAGGTCCTAGTGAACCAATCATATTGATCTGGAATAGGCCATAGGAGTTGTCGCCTGTATTGCTATTGCGATTGTGTGCTAATGGTCTGCCTGTTGATTCTTTCATCGCAGTACCCCACGCTTCCTTGAGGTCGTGACCACGGAATCCTACTGAATATAGAATTCTCTTTAGCTCAGTTGCGGATAGACGGCTTTTCTTTGTATAGACTGGCTTAAGGCTTTTCATAAACTCTATCGAAGAATCCTTCTGAACGGCAACGGTATGATCTTGAGGTGGGGTCTCTGCCTGTGCTGTATTTGTAGCCACTAATGGCAAAACGAATAGGGCTAGGGTAGCCTGTATTTTGTATTTAGTCATGGGTTTCATACCTACAATTATACCATTGGGCACAGTCTATGTCTACCCTTGCCAAAAACAAAGTTCTTTGTTTGTTTAGATTCTGTTAACCATGTTAACAAAAATACTTTTTATAATTAATACATGACTACTTCATCTATTTCAAAGGTACGCAACTGCGTAGCCATCATTACTGCCACCGTCCTAACAGTAGGACTAGTTTCGACTACCCCTGTTTCAGCCCAAGCAAAAACATCTATTGTTAGTGGTGGATCATCTTTTGCAAACAGTATCATTAGCACCTGTGCTCAGGCATACAAGACCGACACCATCACCTATGCATCTACAGGTTCTGGTACTGGAAGAAATAACTTCCTGAGCGGAACTTACGACTTTGGAGCAACTGACTCTCCATATCCTGCTTCGGCAAAGAAGCCAGAGAACTTTACATACGTACCGCTAGTGGGTGGACCAATCGCTATCGTGTTCAATGTTGAAGGTGTTTCTTCACTAAATTTAACCGCTAAAGTTTTGGGTGGAATTATGAACGGTCGCTACAAGACTTGGAACGACGAAGAGATTCAGAAGCTGAACCCAAAGGCCAAGTTGCCTAACAGCCCAATTAATGTTTACTATCGATCAGACACGTCAGGCACAACTCAAAACTTTGCCAACTACCTAAGAGGTAACGGTGCGTCTGGTTGGAGAGACAATGGTGCTTGGGCAAATGCTTCAGGTCAGTCTGCCCCAGTAGGTAGCGGTGCTGCCAATTCTCAACTGTTAGTTGCTGGTGTTGCTTCAACCAAAAACTCAATTGGCTACGCAGATTTATCGGACGTTGCTGCAAAGGGATTGCCTTTTGCTGCCCTTCGCAATCCACTAGGCCAATTTGTTAAGCCATCTGTAAAGGCATCGTCTGCTTTTCTATCAGTTCAAAAGGTAGCGTCAAATGGTATTCTTGAAATTGACTACAAGAAAGATGTTCGTGGCGGTTACAACAACTCATTGGTGACTTATGCAATCGCTCCAACTGCCTCGGCAAACAAGGCTAAAGGTACTGCTGTAAGAAACTTCCTTACTTATATGATTAGAACCTGCTCTCCTGCAAAGGCTTCTGGACTTAACTATACGGCACTGTCTGGTTCGCTAAGAACAAAGGCATTGCAACTAGTTGCTACCGTTAAGTAAGATACAAATACTGGTATAATTGAGTATGGACTCTGAGGAAATTCTACAAGAGCTAACTAGACTAATTAATGTTGTTGGTCCTGCTGGCGAAGAAATCTTTGATCTTTCTATGGGATACCAGAGAATCCTTTTCTTTGAAAAGTTCCGTGCCCTTCTGGCACAAAAAGACATGGCTAATGATCAGATCGCCCTTGATGTTCTTAACTGGGCATACAAACTATTGTCTGAATAATTAGTGTATAATAGTCTTATGGCTACTCACTCACTTCTTACCCTTAGCAACTCTACTGCTACCAGGCTCACTCCACCAGGGATTCACTCTGGAATAGACATTACGATTCAAAACGTAAACGCCTCTGGCTACATTTATATTGGAGCACAAAACGTATCTTCGGAAAGCTATGGCTACCGCATTCTCCCCAATCACGCCATCTCTATAGAACTAAACGGAAGAGACTCTCTTTACGCTATTAGCAGTGGATCAAATATGAAGGTGGCGGTTCTCAAAACTAACCTTGAGGCTGGTACGTAATGGCTAGATTTACTCACCCAGCTTTTGGGGACACTGATGGCTTGACTACCGAAATCAAATCTTATTCTCCAGTATGGTCTGGAACTGATTTGACTTTTACCAACACCCCAGCAACTGGGTCCTATGTTAAAATCGGCAACCTGGTCATTGTACAAATAGAGGTTGTCTTTACAAATGTTTCAAATTTTGGAACAGGTCAATACTCTCTGACACTACCGTTTGCTTCAAAATACCACACTGATGTTTACGGTGGGTCTATCCATGACTCAGTAAATCAGGGTGTAGATCACTATAGCATCAAGGGTCATCTATCGGATTCAAGCACAGCCATGACTATCTGGAATGTTGGAAGTTCTGCAAAGGACGAACCCTTTGACCACAATAGCCCAATAAACCTTACAACGGCAGACAAGTTCCACATGTCGTTTACATACATCTGCGAATAGTTGGCAGCATGGATATAGTCTACATCTGCCGTAAAGGCAATAACGAAGAACTACGGTATTCTCTACGATCTGTAGTTAAAAACCTGCCAGAAGGCCGTGTGTGGGTTGTGGGGTACAAGCCTGGATGGTATACTGGTGATTTTATATCTGTGCCAGACGTGTCATCTAAGTTCAATAACATTCATAACCTTATTACACATATCGCATTTGATGATCGAATTAGTGATGACTTTATTATGATGAATGATGACTTCTTTGTGGTTAGGCCTTTGGATACCGTGCCTGTTTACCACGGTGGACCATTGAAAGATAAGATAAATAGTTATTATGATCTTAACCCTACATCCTCGTACAATAGGTTGTTGTCTAAAACATATAATAATTTAGTTAATGATGGCATACAAGAGCCACTAGATTATGACATCCACATTCCTTTGCCGTTCAATAGAACCAAGCTCAGAGAAACGATTGTAAAGAAAAGTCTACCAAGATCAACCTATGGCAATCATGCTGGTATTGGTGGGGAGTATATACCAGATGTAAAGACGTACTCAAATGGTAGTAGGCTTGCTAGAAGGTCTCACAACTTTCTAGATTCGGAACTCCCATACATTTCTTGTGAGGATGGTTCTTTCCAAACTATTTACAAGCATGTTCTTAAGGATATGTTTCCTGAGCCTACGATGTACGAGTGCCCTCGGCAGGAATCGAACCTGCGACCAAGAGATTAGAAGGCTCTTGCTCTATCCACTGAGCTACGAGGGCCAAAGACTTACGCCTTTGTTTTCTTCTTTGGTCCGTTAGCTTCTTTATAGATGCGTAGTTTGTTGCAGTTTGCACAAAGAACGTAGCTGTTTGTAATTACTTTTTTGAATGCATCGAAATCATCCTGGTCCTTAACAGCCTTAATTGCCTTGTCAAGATCTGGAATGCTTACATATTCTAGTTGCACAAAGTGTAGGTACTGGCTACAACCTTGGCATGGCTTACGCATACGAATATTCTCTGCATAGGTACGAGCCTTATCCTGAATAGGATTGATTGTCTTTACTTCTTCTGTCATTTTAACTTCTTCCTTGTTGCCTAAATAATAAGAGATTGTGCCTCTTGAGCAGCCGAGGATTTTTTCTATCTCTCGGTAACTCTTGCCTTCATCCCTAAGTCTGACTATGTCTGCTTTATAACTCATAATCAATTATACCAAACTCTGTCTGGTTTCCATAATCTTGTCAACAACCTCAAGCATCTCTTTAACGCCTACATAATTAGGGATTACCCAATCAAAATTGTAGTCATCAAGATCAACCTCTGATGTGTGGCTATTGACTGGCTTGCTTCCTGGCTTGTTTATCCTCCAGATTTGCCCACCACTTTTAACAATAGCATTTGCTTCGTTTTTGTAACGAGTGTCTGCAAAAACTACGTTCTTGTGTTCTTTGGCTCTAAGAAGCCCTTGGTTAGCCCAGAAGTCATCGCCAAACATTTCCCTACCAACCTCTGTGCCAAGACGCTGAAGCAACTCTCTGGCATCGCTAGACAGACGCTTTACCTCTTCCCATCCCATGTGGTCAACAGCACTAGCAAGGGATGCTCCGTTAAATTCATCTATACGAATTCTTGGGTCAAGTCTGTACAGTGCTTCACGAATAGGATCAGCGAACGATACCTTTACAAACCCATACTTTTCAACAAGGTGGTTTGCAACCGTATCCTTGCCTACCTGTGCATATCCACTGAGTCCAATAATCATTAGTGCAACGCCTTAAAGGTTTCTGGGAATGCAGAGTGAGAAAGATCCTTGACGGCAAGAGCATACTCTTGAATTTCTTTTTGTGCATCGTGCTCTAGTCTTTGATCAAGGAATGTCATTACGCCCTGTAGAGATACAGTCCAACGCCAACGAACATACATGGCATAGGCTGGTAGGAATAGACGAGCAATCTCTGGAGCAATGCCATCTTTCATAGCCTCGTGATAGGTTGCCACGGCACTGTTAATGTTCTCACTAAGTTTGTTTGTGTAGTAGAACCCAACGCTTGAGTCAACTGGTTCTCCGCTACCCTGCTTGCTGTTCTCTGGTTTGCTACGCCAAGACGATGCAGATGGAACGTAGAACTCTTCCTGCTCTGTAATATATCTACGAGAAGATTCGTTCCAGCCATTTTGATCGTCTACGTGTGTGCTGGAGACTGCGTACTTCCACCACTGTCTTGCAACAAATAGCGGTGCATAAACTTCGAATGTAAGTGCAGCGTGGCGAAACGGTGACGTGTGGCCTTCACGAATGAGGAAGCCAATGAGCTTTGAGTCTTTGTCGGTAAAGACTTCAGACTCTTTATCGTAAGATACACGTGCAGCATTAACGATAGATAGATCGCTGCCAAGAGTGTCAACAAGACGTACATATCCCTTGTCCAATACATTGATTTGATTTTGCAATTGTGTTCCTAGATTGATTTGGCTTCTTCAGCAAGTTCCTGTACCACTTCGATAACGTGCTTTACGTAATAAGAAAAGTGTGGGTCTTCTGTTGCTGTCTCGTTAAACTCTTTAACGAATGTAGAGATTACTTTGTCGTATGCAGTTAGCATACCCTCACGAACTAGAGACGCAACAACAACCTCTTGCTCTGGTGTCAAGTTGTCAAGATCAAAGCTAATCATTTGTAATCACCGCAAAGATGTCACGGTATGGCATGATGACTAGGCTGTCTCCATTGTGCTCAATTTCAGTACCAGAGTACTTAGAGTAGATAACCTTGTCACCAATCTGTAGGTCAATAGTCATCTTTGTTCCGTCAGCAAACGTTGCACCAGAGCCAACTGCTACAACAACTCCTTCGGTTGGCTTTTCTTTTTCCATCTTTGTAATGATAAGACCAGATGCAGAAGTCTTCTCTACTTCTTCAATTGGCTTTACTACTACCTTGTCTTCTAAAGGTTTAATCATTTTAGTACTCGCTTTCTTGGTGCTTTACACCGTGCTTGTCATCAATATACTTGTGGATCTTGCGTAGTGCTACCGCCTTTGATATGGCAAAGCCTACCAAAACAAATACAGCATTCCAGAAAAACTCCGATACCATATGCTCTACGCCAAATGTAATTTCGATGATTGTGTCAAAAAGGCTCTCGCCCTCGTGTTCATGCTCGTGCATTACTTTCTCCTGTTAATTAGATCGATTGCTGCCTGTAGGCCTTTTCTATACTCAAGTTTACCATTTTCTGGCAAGGAAGTCAATTCCTTTTGTATTCTTTTTATGAAGACTTTTCTGGACTCATTAATAGCTTTTCTTGAGCCATCTGCAAAGCCTTCTCCGTAACCCTTAGAGTAGCCTTCGTCAAATCCTTGCTGGTACTTCTTTTTAAATGTTCTTTGTAGGCGATCTGCCCAGTCTGGTTTACTCATTGCTCTCCTATCGCTCCCCCACCTAGATTCGAACTAAGAACGACAGCACCAAAAACTGTAGTGTTGCCAATTACACCAAAGGGGAATGGCAGTCCCAAGGGGAGTCGAACCCCTCCCACCGCCGTGAAAGGGCAGCGTTCTAACCGATAAACTATGGGACCTTAGACATCTATTGTATCAAGGATACGGCTTAGAGTCAAGTTATTCTGCTGAATAGTTTGGGAAGATCTTTGGTGTGTTCTCGCACATATCTTCTACCAAGTCTGTGAATGATCGCTTGCGGAACCATCCTAGTTTTTGCTCTGCCTTTGTGGCATCTCCTAGCAGGGTCTCTACCTCGGCTGGTCTAAAGAACTTTGGGTTTACCTTTACGATAGTCTTGCCAGTATTCTTGTCGATACCGATCTCGTCTACGCCTGTTCCTTGCCACTCAATATCAAAACCAAAATACTTAGATGCAATATTTACGAAGTCACGAACTGAGTGCTGCTCTCCTGTTGCAATAACGTAATCGTCTGGCTCGTCAGCCTGAAGCATGAGCCACATAGCGTATACAAAGTCTTTAGCGTGTCCCCAGTCACGTAGAGCATCTAGGTTGCCAAGTTCAAGGGTATCCATAGTACCCTCTTTAATAGCATTAAGAGACAAAACAATCTTGCTTGTCACAAAGTTTGCTCCACGTCTAGGTGACTCGTGGTTAAACAGAATTCCACTGGTAGCAAACATACCATAAGATTCACGATAGTTCTTTGTAATCCAGTGTGCGTATAGCTTTGCTACACCGTATGGAGATCTTGGATAGAATGGTGTGGTTTCCTTTTGTGGAACCTCTTCTACCTTGCCAAACATTTCAGATGTAGATGCCTGATAGAATCTTGTATCTTTTAAGCCAAGAACTCTGATTGCTTCAAGAATGCGTAGTGCACCAAGAGCATCTGTTTCTGCTGTAAACTCTGCTGTGTCAAAGGACACTTGCACGTGACTCTGAGCACCAAGATTGTAAATCTCGTCTGGCTCAATAATCTTAATTAGGTTTGTAATAGATGCAGAGTCTGTTAGGTCGCCTTGGTGAAGGAACAGGTTGTCATCGTGCAAGATACCTTTGAGTCTAACTAGGTTATCTGTTGACGATCTTCTTACGATACCGTGGACTTGATAGCCAATGTTAAGAAGTAGTTCTGCAAGATATGAGCCATCCTGGCCAGTAATGCCAGTAATCAATGCTTTTTTCATTATTAGTCTTTCCAAATTGAGTCTAGTGATGTGTGCTTAGTGTAGTCTTTGCCAAAGTCAGCAAAGATTGCCTTATCTTTCATGCGGTTAACGATACCACGTGACCAAGAGAATCCTGCGTCGCCACCCCATGCAAGCCACATGATGTATCCGTTTGATGGGTTTGCCTGGTTGCCCCAGTCCTTGCCCTTTTTATCTACTTCGTGACGTGAGAAGTATGAAAACATACGCTTAACAGTGCTTAGAGATAGTGTCTCTCCTCTTGCGAGTTGTCCTGCTCTTGTCCAGCCTACCGCTGTTCCTGCACCTGTGGCCTTGCCATCTTCTTTAAATTTAATTGCACGTCTTGCTGCTGCACGTGCACCTGCTGGTGGAGAGTATCCCTCAGCCTTTTCCATTTCATCTTCGTATTCGTCTTCTTCTTCAAGTTCAACTTCAATCTCAACAATGGTTGCGTTGTTGTGTAGCATTCCAATTGAGTATGCTGTTGGGCAATACTTTCCATCTTCTTCTTGCTCAAACATTCTTACAGCCATGGCTGGATTTTCTGGAGTTGATTGAATAGCGTACTCTGTGCCAGGGATGCCATAGATGCCACCCTCACGCATAACGTGCTCTACTTGGCCAACGACAATGCCCTCAGATGTGCTGCCCATAACATAATCACCTTCGGTAATTGCACGATATGCTTTAGCAACTGGGATGCAATTTGGAACCATTCTTCCGCCCTCACCTGGCTTCATTCCTCTCTGGGTGTAGCCATCCCAGCATGGTGCTACCTTGTCAACGTTACCTTCGGACTGGTTGATAGCATAAATTTGATTAGCTGCCTCTTCGGCAGTGTCGTGACAACCCATTACGGTTCCGTCATCTTTTAGGGCAGGGTAACCCGAGCAACCGTATGATCCCTTTTCTCCAACATGATATGGCATACCTCTATTATAGCATGAAATGTAGATAAGCTGTACCACATGCTATAATATATAGGAATAGAAAAGGAATTATGGCTAAACCAACAATTTTTGTTTACTCTATCATTAGAAATGAAGCAAGATATATTGATAGATACTATGACCAGCTTAAGGCTATGGTCACTACCCTCAAAGAGTATGACTTTGTCTTGTCAATCTATGAAAACGACTCTACGGATGGCACCCCCCAGTTAATCAAAGACAAGGACTGGAGCTTTTTTGCAGACTTTGAGATTACATCAGAGAGGCTAAGAACTAAGGACTATGGGTCTGTCAAGTTGGCACAAAGAGTAAAGAACCTATCGATTGCCAGAAACAAGGCTCTAGCTGTAAAAGACTTTCTAAAGAGATCAGACTACGTTATGATGGTAGAAAGCGATATGCGTTTTGACGTAGACACAGTCAAACAGATTTTAGAGTTTAGAAAACTAGAGCCAGACTTTGATATTGTTTCTGGTCTTACTGTAAACAACCATCCTGTTTATGATAGTTGGGCTACTCGTAAGTCTGCAGAGTTTACTAGCCATGTTGAAGTTAGAAAGTATGACTTTACATCAAAGCCGTATGATCGCTACTATGCAACATCTAATGGTATATGTTTGTACAAGGCTCAGGCGTTTAGAGATGGTGCTAGGTATGGGTGGATGAACGAAGTCACTAAAGAATTTGATTGTGATACCGTTGTTGTTTGCCAGAACTTTCAAAAACTTGGCTATGATAAGATATACATTCTTCATACTGCCAAAATTTATCACGAAGACTTTTAGATAAAAGAAAAGCCAGGGTTTCCCCTGGCTATCTTTTTACTTTAACTACTTCTTTGGAGTAGTCTTCTTTGCCACTGGCTTCTTTGCAGGAGCAGCCTTTTCGGCTACTGCCTTTGCAAGCTTCTTACCATCTGTAACATTTGCAGTTGTCAGTGCTGTTTCTACTTCTTCAACACTAGGGACACGACCAAACGCCTTATCCTTTGGATTGATTGCTCGTAGTGCAACTGGAATGACTGCTGCTACAAGTGCCCAGACTAGGTCTAGTGGATCTGTTACTCCAGCAAGATATAGTGCTGCTGCTGCAGATAGAACTGATCTTCCGTATGAAGCCAGCATTGCTGTTAGTTGTGTACTCATTTATTTTCTCCTTGTTCAATGCCTAGTTGTTAGGCATTTCATCATTCTCTGGCATAATGCTTTGCTTTAAAGCAGAGTATGCCACAGAAAGTTTTTCAATATCTTCTGCATTTAGCGACTCTTTGAGTAGTTGATACGAGATCTCAGTATCAAACTCTTTAAAACTTCCCTGAACATTATCAATATATTCATAGGCCCATTCTCTAGACTGAGAGAGAAATTTTACAAAGCCATCGTTGCTATCGATTGGCCCCAAGTTTGACATTTCTTCAAGTGCCTTCTCGTTTTCAAGATTTTTGATATGTGTCTGCAGCAAGTTGAGTGCGAGTTGATCGCTTTCCTTTTTTATTCTGCGATTATTAATAAACAAAATAACAAAAAGAACTACGAGCACTGTTGATGATACGATTTCAAATATCATAGGTCTTCTCCACCCTCCCTAACTAGTAAGACGATAGCCCCATTCATCTCCAAGGCTGCCTTAATCTTTGCCATGTATTCAATAGCCTGTCTCTTTTCGTCATCAACCAGTTGCATGAACTGCTTCTCGCTGGCTTTGACTGTCAGGAAGTGGTCATTGTCAATGATTTGTAGATAAAAACCTTTTGGTCCTGTGCCATCCAAAGAATGAACGGCAGTCTTCATTTGATCCGTATACATTAAAACTCTCCTACATAGTCGCTGCAAATTGCATATGGCATTACCTGAAACTTAGATAGATCTGGCTTGCCAAGATAAACCAAGATAGAATTCTTAGTAATTGTGTTGCCAGGGTATGTCCAGATGTAGCCATTGCTTGTTAGTGTGTGTTTGTCTGTTTCGTGCCAGAAGTATCTGAGATAAGGCAGGTCTTCAACAAACATGTCAAGTGCCTCCACATTCTTGCAATGAAACCATGCATTGTCGCCAATGTCTGTTAGAAACTGCTTGTCAACAAGATGTGTAGGGGAATCGTGCCCAAGAAAGATTTGGTCATTAACATACCAAACATCTACCTCTACATCAAACCCTCTGGCAATCGCACCAACAAGCATGTGTGGCTCGTTTTCATTGCTAGGGAACTGTTGTGGCCCTAACGTGTTTCCACGATGTGCAATTCTGATCATTTCTTGTCCTGCTCGTTAGTATCCATTGTAAGGTTTTGCCAAACCTCTGCCCAGTCAGCCTTTGTTCTGTGCTTATTGAACTCTCTGGATATTTTTCCATTTTCCATGTATACCCCACCATGAACCCCGATAGCCTTTTGGGAAATCCCAACAGCAAAGCATTGTCTAACAACAGGGCAGTGAAAGCATAATTCGTCTACTGCTGGTCTAAGCTCCAGATCTTCTTCATACTTGTCAAAGAATATTTCTGTGTCGAAGCCCTTACAACTTGCGTCATCTTTCCAATCGTCCTTATCCATGATTACCTCATGAACTTATTTGGAATCTCCCAACCACTGGTAGTTGCATCGTAACGCTTCTGTACGATCCACTTTCCATCAACATACGCTCCGTCTTTTGACATTGCACCGTTTTCTCTGGTCTTGTTTTCGATGACTGTCCAGCCATCCCATGAAAGGTCTTTGTTATTTTCAACAATTTCTTCCATCTTTTTTAGTGAATTGATTAACACAATCTCTCCTATTTTAGTATCTGTAGACTCCGACTTCAACACTCTTTGCATCGGCAAGGTCTACCAGTTTTGATACTGGTTCTTTTGGCTTGCTAAAGTATGCAAAGTAGCCGATATCGTGAATATTATTTTCTATCCAGCTTGGTGGAATCTTGTTAAACTTAATCTTAATTCCACGTGCCTTTAGACTACGCTCCGAAACATTTGAAAACTCTTGGGCCATGGCATTAATCTGATATGGGCCAGCAGAGTATATCAAAACTTCTTTATCGTTTTCATCTAGGTTGGACATAGCCGTGCCCATTGCTCTCAAAAATACCGAGTAGTCAGTAAAACTTTTTGTTCCCTGAATTGCTATGATCATACTATTCACCTTCCCTAAGCTTGTCAACAATAAATATCATCTTCTCCAATTGTACCTTATCCATGGTCATTGTGTCAACTAATCTTGTAGAATTTTCTTCAACATTTCCGTCAACCATGTTTGCGGTATAAAAGGCGTTGTCAGATATCCAGTATATTTGATCTTCGACAACGATTGCCCTCACGTTAGTTCTCGCTATATAGTCTGTGGACTGGGTCTTGGGTGTCTTTTGGCTTTCTAAAATTGCCAGAATGCGATCGTTAAATAGGGCTAGGTTGTCGCTTTGTTTTTTAACAGGCATTGATTTCTTTTTCTTTTTGCCATCTGCCCTGCGAATAATAGCGTGAACATATAGAGTTGCCAAGATGGGCATAGCCACAATTAAAAACGTATCCAATACAATCACCTAGATTAATTATACCATTTAGATAGACAGATTGCCACTAGAGGTTCCTAAGAGTATCCATTTGATTACTAATAAGTTTGGTTAGATCTTCATGTTTTTTATTTGCATTTACAACATTTACTAGCGTGTGCTTTTTGTCAAAAGCCATCATCTTGTAGAAATCGTGGATCTCTTCCTTGATTGGTTCTAGATCATTTGGTCCAGGAAATTCCATCAAACTAACAAGCTCTATCACGGTTTGGAAATCTTTCATAAACAACATATTTGTCAGCCCAGAGCCTGTCAATCCGCACACAATCTTGGTTTCATAAAAAAACTTTATTTGGTCGTTTATGTTTGCAAAATGATTTTGATCAGTGTGCTCAAAGCCAATGCTAGCAAAATACTCTATTAGCTTTTTCTCGTTGTCTATCCTAAGACCTGGGGTATTTGGTCCAGCCAGCCTGCTAAGATATACTTTCCTGTACGGCTCTACATTGGTATCAACAACATATTTTTCTATATAGTCTTTTAAAAATACCGAAGACTCTAAGAATCTGTCAAAGAAGGCGACATCACTTGGCATAATAAAATTATTAATCAGCATTGGTAGGTCTTGTGCCTTTATTGTTTTATACTTTACACCAAGATTGTCCATCATTTCATAAACAAAGTTGTAATAGGATGGGGGTTCTTGTGAAGAATCTTCGTCTGTAACATAAAAGAATGACTCGTCTATAATAATTTCTGCATCTGGTTCTACGCTGTGCACAGCTAGAATGGGTATACATAGGTCCACAAAATAATGGTAAAAACTATCTGGTACATGAACTAGAAACTTTTTGTTGTTTGATCTTAAATCTAAAACATTTTCTGGCACATAATCTAACTCTTCTGTCCAGCCACCAGCGTTACTAAGTGCCTTGTCTTCAGAACAAAACTTGATGTGGCTGCCAGCCTTTTGAATAGTGTAAAACTCCATTAGCCTATAGCCTTGTTTATGTAATCGTTCATATCTTCTGGAGTTCCAACACCATGCATCTCCTCTACAAAATATGGTACAAATCTTTTGCCATCGGCTATTGCTTCGTTGTATACTGGAGCTACATAGAACTCATTGTTTGTCCTAATGTTTTTGTTTATCATCTGCTCTGCGTACTTAACATAGTCCGATCCCTTTGACCAACCATAGATACCAACGTTAGCGTTATTGCTAACAACTTTCTTCTCGGCTACTTGAGAAATTAGGGCATTATTGATTTTTGAATAGGACCACTTGGGGTCTTCTGCCTTAAACAGTGCTAGAACGCCGTCAGAAGTCGTCAGAGCCTTTGTAAACTCAAAACTATGCCACACTACTACCTGGTCTGAATTGGCTATTACGAGTGGGACATCGTTATCAATTAAGTCTTTGGCAAAAAGAGTTGTTCTTGCTGCTCCGTCTGTTAGGCCATCTACTTCTACGATGCTACATCCTGGAACCATTTCATCAAGCACGTCGTCTAGGTGGTACTTAACTCGGTGATCTTTCTGCACTACAAAGATATAGTTACCATCAATGTCAAGGCTGTCAATTACCAACTGAATCATTGGCTTGTTAAAGATTTTAATTAGTGGTTTGGGTAGGCTGTATCCTTTTTCTGTAAACCTGCTGCCAAGTCCAGCCATTGGGATTAGTATGTTAGGCTTTTGCATTTAAAACCTCTATTGCTTTTTGTATCCTGTCGAACGTTAGACTTGCCCTGCTTTCCACTGGCTCAAGTCTTGCTCCAGATGCCCTGGCTGCTTCTCTGCCTATCTCGCTGTCTTCAAAGATAATAACGTTGTCGGGATGTACCTTCAGATCGCTCATGCAGTTTGTGTAAATTTCTGGGTTTGGTTTTGGAAAGTTGACATCCTCGTTACTTAGAGAGTGGTCTATTAAACTTGCGACCCCCAACGCTTTTAGGCAACCATCAAGGGTTGTCCGAATACTGTTGCTTGCAACGCCAACGAGAATGCCCTGAGACTTTATGTACTTAATTAAACTAATAAGCTCTGTATCAGGAGATACGCTAGAAAACATTGCAGTAGAGAATTTTTGTTTTTCTTCCCAGATAAACTTGTGCATGGTTCTTGGCAGACCTCTTGTGTAAGTTAGTATGTTTAGCTTAGAGTATGTTGTTAGCCCTTCAAAGATAGAGTCTTGTTCGTTTCTAGAAATAATATATTTTTTATCTACGTTGGCTAGGGCAAGATTAAGAGCATTAAAATGAATCTCTTTGCTGTCTATAAGAACGCCGTCAAGATCAAAGATAATTAGATTATTCATTACGATCTAGGAATGCTTTCAGTCCAGGAGTGTTCTCCATTGTTTCCTTAAACTCGTCTATATCTCTATTTGGATTTTGAACACAGGCATAGACGTGGTTCTGATAATAGGCTAAGTTCTTGTAAAAGTTGTGGATTTCCTGCACATAGAATGGATCAGTTAAATCTTTCGCAATGCCTGGAAAAGGTACGGCTACTACCAGTGGCGTTACTATCTCAAACATGATTCCACCTGGCTGCATAAAGGCAGCGTTGGTGAGGCCAGAGCCAGTCAGGGAAACCATCGTCTTGACCGAATAGAAATAGTTCAATTGTTCTTGGAAGCTGCTGAACTTTTCAGCATGAACGATTTCATATCCCAGATCGGCAAAGTATGATTCTAGTGCTTCGTGATCTTCCATTCTGTTGTCATTAGTGTATGAAAGTCCCTCAACCTCATAGTTACGACCCATTCCAAGCATACCACGACTGACAAAAACATTTTTGGTAGGCTTTACATCTTTGTCTGTAACCATTTTTCTAAAAAAGTCATAAACAAGATTTGACTTTTTCCCAGACTCATATATGAAGGCTACAACTTTAAAGTCGTCCATGTAGATGATGTCATACTTTTTTAACTCAACAATCTTTACGGAGACTCCATCTTCAACTAATTGCTTAACAAACATGTTAAAGAAGTCCCATTCGGAGTTGTCCCTGTGCAAACTTTTAAAGATGTCGCTGATATCAATGATGACTTCATGGTCTGGGCATTTTTCTAAAGCGTACAGAATTTCAGAAAAGTCATCCAAGATTGAGTGGTAAAAGCTATTGCAAATTGATTTTACTATTTTTTTCTTACCGTCTATAAGGTTTAGTGATGATGCATTAGATGACTCAACATAGCCTTCAATTATGTTCAAGCCTGGGTGAAAATAAAACAGGTCATCGCTTGTGTCTGGGTTGATGTTTCTAATGGTAAACATGCCATCAAATGCTGGTAGAGTTATGCCATCATCGTGAAAATTTGATGCCTCTATTGTGGTTACACGATCTCGTCTAGATCTAGAAAATAGTTTTGGAAAATCCATTAGTTGTCACTTCCTATTAGTCTGTTTTCAATTAAACGCTCACGTTCATCAATAACTTCAAACACAAACGCAGTTAGCTTTTCACTGTTAGCCTTGTCATAGTGGTGGCCACAGAACATAAGTTCGCCAGAGATACCCTTGACTTGAACGTATGCCTGTGCTCCACAACTATCGCAGCGGTCTGCTGCTGTTAATACCCACTCTTTTGTGTCTACCATTACTTGTCCGTTCTGTAGAATCCGCTACCCTTAAAAGTTATACCACCTAATGATACCACTTGGTTCATTTTATTTCCACACTTTTCACAGAAAAATGTTGGCTCATCTGCGTGGATAGATCTTATGTCCGTTAAGACTGTTTCGCATTCTCTACAAACGTATTCGTATGTTGGCATTCGATTACTCTTTTACTGCTAGCGTTGCAGGCTTTGCTGCTGGTTTCTTAGCAACAGGCTTTGCTGCTGGTTTTGCAGCAGGGATTGGCTTTGGTGCTGGTGCAGCCTTTGCTCCGTGAACTGGTGCTGGTGCTACAACATCGTCCTCTGTTGCTTCAACTGGTGCGGTTGCAATAGCAGCTTCCTGTGCAATAACAGCCTTGAAGAATGCAATTGGCTCAATATAGTTCTTGCCCATCTTGTCCCAGATGTGTTGCTTTCCTAGACGAAGTTCCCAGTGCAAGTGCTTTCCAGTTGACATACCAGTAGTACCCATCTTTCCTAGAGGGGTTCCTGCTTCAACCTTCTGGCCCTTCTTGACCTTAACAGTTCCATCTTGCATGTGTGCGTATAGAGTTGTGTACTGCTTACCGCCGATCTTGTGTAGCAAGATTACGTAGTTTCCAAAACCTCCGCCTGGACTTGTTGACTTCTTTGCTTCTAGAACGACACCATCGTAAGGTGCTTCAATCCAGCATGGTTCGTGTGAAGACCAGATGTCTGTTCCATTGTGGTGCTTCTTTTCTTTTGTTACAGGGTGAATTCTCATACCCATTAGTGATGTGACTTTAAAATCTTTTCCGAGTTTACCGTCAATTGGTAGTTGTGCTTTAGCCATAGTT